CTATTCCTCGTCATCCTCGACATCGGTCAAGTAGACCGAAATCTCGATATCGATGCCATAGGCGGCGATGGCAGCCGCCATATGGGCGGGCAGGCGGGCTGACATGGCTTCGCCGTTCTCTGGGTAGTCGAAGGCAATATCGAGCACCGCCTTGCCGATGCGGCGGTCGTCCAGCATGGCGGCGATGGCGGGGCCGGAGCGCTCGGCCAGTTCCAGCAGCGCTCGCACCGGGTTTTTGACCGCGATATCCACCTGGGCGTAGTGGCTGCCCTCCGCGTCTTCAGGCTCGAAGCGGGTGCACAATTGCTTGAGCGCCGCGTCGAGTTCGTATTGCGTGACAGTGACGCCCGACAGGCGCAGCGCGATGGCGAAGGGCTCGAAGCTACTCATCAGGATCGTCCGGCAGTGGCCGCAAACAGAGCAATGGCGGCGGCGTTGGAAACGTTCAGCGATTTGATCGGTCCGGGCATGTCCAGCTTGACCATTTCGTCGCAGAGTTCGCGGGTGCGCTGGCGCAGGCCCTTGCCCTCGGCGCCCATCACGATGGCCAGCGGCTGGTCGCCATTGCGCGGCTTGAGCTGATGTTCTGATTCAGAATCAAAACCCAGCACTAACATGCCGCGATCCTTGAGCTTTTGCAGGGCATCGCCCAGGTTGCGCACCTCGACCATGGGCACCAAATCAAGCGCACCGGAGGCGGATTTCGCCATTACGCCGGTTTCACGTGGCGAGTGGCGGGCGGTGGTGATCACGGCGTCAGCGCCAAAGGCGCAGGCGGTACGCAGAATCGCGCCTACATTATGCGGGTCGGTGATCTGGTCGAGTACGACCACCAGCTTGAGCGGCTTGATGTCATCAAGGCCAAACCGGCTTACCGGATCGACTTCGAGCGCGGCGCCCTGATGCACGGCATCCTCGCCCAGCAGGCGATCGAGCTCCTTGGGCGTGGTCTCCTTGACGGTGACCTTGCCGATCTCGCCGCTCTCCTTGAGCCGCATCAGCGCATTGGGCGTGGCCAGCAGCACTTTCTTGATACGATTCTTGTTGTCCAGCGCGGCGCGCACCGTGTGCAGGCCATAGAGATAGACCGGGCCGTCATCGGGGTTGTAACGCGGCTTTGGCGGAAATTTATTGATGCTCATAGGGCAGGGGTATCGCCTTTGCGGCGCGCCAGCAAGCGGGGCGCCGCGGCGCGCTCTAAACCGAGTGTTTTTCGAGGGGGCGTTGGTGGAGGGGACTGGACTGCAAGGCTTCATATTCGTCAAAGCCTTAGCTTGGCTAACCTACTAAAAGCCGCTGATTGATTCAAAACGACTTTTTGCCAGCCTTGGCTAACTGCCGCCGATCGCTTTCATGGCCCGATCCGCGAGCTTTATTTGGTCCGCTGCCTTCGTGTAGCGCGTGACCTCCTTATCGGTCTGGTGACCGGTAATTGCCATGATCTCCTTATTCGAACAACCGGCCTCGGCCAGGCGGCGGGCAGCTGCTTTCCGCAGTCCGTGCGACGTGCAATCCGGCAACTCTGCAGCGTTGCACCACTTCCTCATGCGATTGCCAAATCCATTGGCCGTGAAGGGGTTGCCGAACTGTGTCAACAGAAACGGCAGGTTCGTCCTGGGCGTCTGAGCGAGGAGTTTGGCAAGCTCGCTGTGGATAGGGATCGACAGCATCTCGTCACCCTTCTGCTGGGTCACCCGGATGCGGTCGCCTGTGACGTGCTGCCAGCCCATATTGACCATGTCCGAACGGCGCTGGCCGGTGAATAGCATTAGGCCCATGGCCAGCCTCGCGCTGGTTCCGGGGGGATGGAACGCGCAGTATTTCTCGATGTCCTCTTCGCTCCAGGTGTGAAAGCCGTCTCCCTTGAGCTTGAAGCCCTTGACGCGATAGGTCGGATCATCGGCGCGCCACTCGTCGTCCATGGCGATTTTCATCAGGATGCGCAGCCGGTCGAGCAGATTATTCGCCGCGGCCGGCGTTGCCGACATGGACCCGATAATGGCCTTAATGTGAGCGCGGGTGAGGGTGGCGACCTGCTTCTGGCCATGGGCTTCGCGGAATCGCTCGAGCATGTTGCGGTAGGTCTTGCGCGAGCTCTCGGCCAGGCCGGTGAATTCCGGTGTGCCGTAATAGACGGCGATCAGCGCCGATATCGTTCCGGGCTTGGTCTTGGCGCTAGTGCGAATGGCCTTCTCAGGCTCGCCGGCACGGGCTCGCTCGAATTCCTCATGCCACCCTTCTTGGCCCGGCCGGGTCTTGAGGTAGACGGTCGGCCGGCCCTTGGCGCGATAGCGCAGGTGCCATTTATCATGGCGGTCCTTGAACTCAGTGACGCCCTTTGGCAGGCCGCTTATCTTGGGCATCGAAGACTACGTCCCATTCATTCTGCTCCGGCACATCATCTGCCGGCGTTCCGAGATCTGCAACTATCCGGCCAGATCGATCGATGATGACCCTGGTCACCGTCGCGCCGGCGGCCTTGGCGCCTTTGAGCAGCTTGGAAATATCGCCCTGGGTGAATGCCGCCGGCTTACTCATCTTCCCGTCCCTCCACTGCGAGGGCGGAACGGCCGGCGTCGGTGATACGTTCGCCAACATTGGAAACATGTCCCCACCAGCCGTCGCCGTATTCGGCATGAGCTTGTTCGGCGGTTATTGGAGCCCCGTCCGGCCGCCTAAAATCCCACTCTGTCCAGCCAAGGCGCATGCACTGGTAGCCAACGGTCCCTCTGCCTCGCACATGTGGCCCATGGTCGCGTAGGAGGGTAAGCCAAGCGAGGCGCCCCGGCGTCATGCGCCTGATGATCTCCCTTTTGCTCATTCCGCCTCTCCTGTGGTGTTGGGAAGGGCGGCGCAAATCTGGTCGTAGATCGACTTGCTTTCCTCTGGGCTGGCGGCTTCGCCGGTTTCCAGCCAATGCTCTATATTGGCTTTCTGGCGCTTCAACGCCTCCCGTGCCCCCTTGAGGGATGCACTCATGGCGGCGATTTTATCGTCTTTGTCATATAGGAGCTTTGCCACCCGAACGACGACATCGCCATGCTGGGCAGCAATCAGTTCCTCAAGATCGGCAATCCGAGCTTCGAGCGCGTCATAGCTATGCAGCGGGCAGTCAGGGTCTTCGCCAAAGACCTCTAGGCATGTGCAGCTACTCATGGCCTGTCACCTGAATAGAGGCCATCAAAAATGTCGATGGCAGTTCTCAGTGCCGAGAACGCCTCTCGATGACGCTCGCTTTCTGTGCTGGCTATGCTGACTTCTGACCAATTCTCGGATTGCGATTCCTTCATCGCTTTGTCCGCCGCCTCGTTCATCTTGCGGCGGTGCACGTCTTGCAACGCGGCCAGTTTCTCGCGGCACTCATCTAGCCGGTCTTCTGCAACCAACTCCCCTCGGGGCGATGTGGCGCTGAGATAGGCGGTTATGGCGCGCTCTAGGCGTCCACCTTGATCAGTATTCGGTGCGAAAAATTCCGCCTTGGCTGCTTCCATCCCTTTGGGGTCTATCTCGCTCATGGTTTGTCACCATTAAGGGCTACGAAGACGGCCCGGGCGTCGTTAGCATAAAGCGACCACTGCATTTCAACGTACTGATCTGCTCCGTTCGGGTAACGGTTCCGAGCGAAAGCACTGTCGCTAATGTCGAACCTTTGCCATGCGCACAGAGCCAAGGCACGGGCGGCTCGTTCAACCATTTCCTCGCTCACCACCCCTGCCTTGGGCTCTGTGAGGGAGGGATAGAGGGGCCTAGAAATCACCGAGAACGATGCGTCGTAATCTCGTCCGGGCCTTCCGAACGGATGTTTTCCACTGGTGTTAACTTCACCATCGTACTCATAGCCATCGGGGTTCACTAGGCAATGCTGCCACGCCACCGGCTGTTGCCCACCCGTACCGCTGTCGAGGGCGGAGAGCGCAGCAGCCACCCGCTCAAGCCCCTCGATGTCATCGGCATAGCGGTTTGGGTTCTTTCGCAACTCGGAAAGATATTCGTCCAACCATCGCGCCGTCTCACTCACCCCCTTACTTCCGTCCGATACGCTATCTGATAGGGAGCGGGCAGACACGAAACGCAGCAGCTCGCTTGCGACATCGCCTATGTCGTCCTCTGAGAGCTTAGGGACGCTGGACCAATTGCGGCAGGCGCCCTCAAGGAAGGCTATGGCTTCGTCACGGCTCACCCGGCTTGCAGTCTTATCCATTGAGCGCGGGGTCATGCTGCCCTCCTAACGCAGTCTTTGCACATGGGCTGGAACAGATCACCTTGACCGGTCAGCCGCTCACGAGGGAACGCAGCGCCCCATCCGAAGCCATGCTTTTCGATGACTTCGCGCTCCAACCCGTTGAGCCAGTTGCCCCATTCTGGGTATAGAACCGACGCCTCGGCGCGGTCGCCCTTGGTCTGCATCGTTCCGCACATGCATTCGCCAGAGCGGCAAAGCTGTTGGGCTACCGGGTTGATCGGCGTACCGCGTGACTTGAGGTATTCGTCCCGCTCGTCCTGAGACCAGCTATGGATGAGGCTCGTCCAGATGTTCCCCGGCGAGGCCGGGTCTTGCCGCCACTCCTGAAGGTTCTTCTGGCGGTTCTCGCTTTCATCCTGCCGAGCGCCGTTGAGCAGCAAGATGCGAACGCCCCGCTTGCCATGCCGGATGGCCTTGGAGATTGCCTTGCGGAACGGTTGGGCCTTGAGAACGCGATACGCGAAGCCATGAGCGCCTATGCCCTTGCCGAAAAAGCCTTTGCGGAGAACATAGTCCTCATACGCAGTGCCGGCATCGGCTTCGATAAAGTCGCTCGATAGATGACCATAGGTGTCACGAACGAACTGGCTGGTTTCGGGAATGCCGCAACGGGTGTTGCCGTGCACCACCAGATCAATCTTCAACCCGAGTTCGCGGGCGATCTGGTCAGACGCTGCACTGTCCTTTCCGCCTGACACCATCGAGACGATATGCGTCGGGTTGAACTCTGCGACGGCGCGGCGAACGATATCGGCACTCTCTGCAAGCTTCCGCTCCATGCCTTCACTCTTCTCCGCCGTCACGCGGCTTGCTGGGGTGGTCATGACTAGCACTCCACCCGGAATGTTCCGCGATGCGGATTATAGCAGGATAGGCTTTCCATCCCTCCAGGGGCGGCCGGGCCAGAGGTGCGGACACGTTCATATTGAACCTGGCCGTCCGGCCTGACGCTGGCTACCATAATCGAATTATACGGGGTTAGCGTGGCCCCACAGCCTGCGATGGTGGCTGCAATTGCGAGGATGGGTGCGAGCTTCATCATTGCTTCAAATCTCCGAAATAGCCGACGCGCTTGGTCAGCGGTGTTGATGCTGTTTTCTGTGGTGCTGCCTTCCCCCATCGAGCAGAGCGGATACGAGAGGGAGGGCGAATGCCGAGATGGCGATCCGACATGCGCTTGTTCTTCGCCTGCATGGGGACGTCATAGGTCGCCGTCTTGTGGGCATGGCATTTGACGCAGCAGGCGACAGCGTTTTCGAGAACGTCGCTGCCTTCGTCTGTCGCCGGAATAGGATAGTGGTCTATCTCAACGCGTTTGCCGTCCAGGGCCGCATTGCATCGCTGGCCGGGGCGAAGGCCATAGACCGTTCCAACCGCCTCACAAAAGCCGCCTGAGCGCTCCCGAGCCTGCCGTTTGACCTTGGCGGAGAAGTTATGCCGGGGCATGGCCGGCCTCCAACTGCTCGATGCGCTTTTCCAGCTTTTCGATGCGGGCTGACAACTGGTCGCGCGTAACGCGGGGCTCTGGTGCGCAGTAGCATCCTTCGGGCCCATAGAGTCCGCCCCAGCACTCTGGCAGCCAGAACTTGCCGCCCGGAACATCGCTGTCGCGAACCCAGTGGCACCTAGCCATCATTGGCCTCCGCGCGGCCCAAAGCCGTAAGGGTAAAAACGGGCCCATCATCGAACGTCTCGACAGAGAGCAGTCCGGCCCGCTCCATCCTTCGAAGCGAAACATGAGCTGCCTTTGGAATGGAGGCATCAACACCAGGACAAACAGACCCGCCAGCGGAGGAGATGAGGGCCAATAGCTGGCGCTCTTGGATGGTGAGCTTTCTCATGGCCGGAACTCCACCAGGGCAGACGACTTCGGCAAGTAGAGCGGGTGGCCGGGATGGCCATCCTTCGAGAGTTTGAGGGCATAGCGCGGGCAATCGGCCAGCCAACCCAGCATGGTTTCGTCTTGGCCAAGGTGTGCGCCATGGTTTCCCCAAGCGCACACGACTTTGTCGATCGCGCTGCCGCCAAACTCTTCCCGCTCGTCAATGAGGCCGCGGACGATCTGGCAGTTATCAGGCCCTACCGGGTCATCACCGTGATTGAGCTTCAGCAGCTCGGCCGGATCGGTAGCGCGATAGGCGAACAGGTTGACCACGTCCATGCGGTCATAGCCCCACGCCCTAGCAAAGCTGACACAGCGGCGGATGGTCGGATCGTCGGTCTCCCCATCGGCGGTGGACGGGTTGAGCATGACGAACAGCACCGACTTAGGCCAGCCGATATGCTCGCCGGCGCCGTCGACAACGGGCGCCCCGGTTTCAGGATCATTCCCCCACGACCAATGGGCAGCATCCGGCCATAGGCGCCACTCCCGCCATAAGTGATAGCGGTAGCGTTCGTCCTTGGAGATGCGAGCGCCGGCAGCGATGTATTGAACCCCGTTCATGCTGCCACCTTCCTCGGCTCAGCCTTAGGAGGCTCCCGTTCAATCCATCCATTTCCAGATCGAGTTAGGATTACGGGGATCTCCATCCATTTGCCCTGGTGATCACAGGTGTATTTGGTGGTGAGGAGGGAGGTCATGGCGACGCCTCCGGAAAGCCGTTGTGCTCGACGTTGTCGAGAAGTCGGCCATTGGCCTTCTTCCCATACCGCTGAACCCATGCGCCGTTTTCGAACTGGTGGAATAGGGGGCCGCTCGCCGAAATGATTGGCCCGGTGTCGCCCCACTCGCCCCATTGCTTGAACAGGAAGGGCACGCCAGCGGCAGCGCATTGATCGCGCAGGCTGCGGAACCAGTCAGGGTGCGATGGTCTGGCCTCCGGCCCACTTTCGCCCCCGGCAATGACCCAGTTCACCTTTGCCTTGCCGGGCTTGCTCCGAGGGCGAATGCCGTAGGGCGCATGCATATGGCAGCCCCGCAGGACGTCTACGACGGGGAAGCCGAAGACACGGATGTTCTCGGCCGGCCGTGCGGCTTCAAGATCAATGGGTCCTAGCATCGGCTCGACGCTGATGAAGCGAACAGCAGCATCGTGCCGGAGCAGGTGGGGGATGTTCATGTCCGCCCGCTGCTGATCCTCGACAGTGGTGCCCAGCCAAACATGGCCCCTCACCTCATCCCAGAACGCCGGCAGCATCTTGCCGATATTCTGCGGCCGCTTGGTCAGCAGCTGCCAGTCGAGGGCAGGGGTATCGCGGATCAGCGCCCAAAGGTCATCGCGCCATTCGGTGGGCACCTGGTTATCGAACACATCGGCCAGTGACGAGCAGAACACGCGCTGGCGCCGGCCATGCTCAGCAAAGAACGCGGCGGCCTGCTTCTGCCAGCGACGTGGCTGCTGCCAGTTGCTCTCGCTGGTACGGGAGCGTTCGCCGCCCCACTTCACCCGGCCGTGCCGCTTGTCCATCAGGGCCTCGGCATAGCAATGATCGCATGCCGGGCTGATCTTGGTGCAGCCGATCCATGGATTGAACGTGGAATCCGTCCACTCGATTGCGCTGGTCTCGGCCATCAGAAGCTCCCCTCGTCGTCGTAATCGTCGCTGAAATCATCATCCCAGCAGCGGCATCCGCTGATGGCCGAGCAGCCGCAGTCGAGGACGTCGGGGTCATCGACTAAGTCATAGACGGGCTGTGGATGCTCACGATCGGCTTGGGCCGCGCAACGCTCGCAACCGCACAGGTCGGAATGCTGGACTGAAACCTTGCCCATCAGAACGCTCCCCAGATAGGAGCATCAAACCGAACCCAGTACGCACCAGCTATCATCAGCGCGAACCAAGTAATGCAGAGGGTGGTGTTGAGGGTGGGGGTCATGGCTGAACACCACGTCCAGCGAGCGCGCGGACGGTGGGCCTTGCCATGATCTGACACTGTAGGGCATGAATGCCGTGGCGGAATTCCTCGGCCCCGTCAGGGTGATCCACAGGTAGCGCCACGAATAGGTTCCAAGCGTAAACTAGCTTTTCGAGAACTTCTTTTTCAGCTTCGGTCAGGGAGGAACTGTTGGGCGCGTAGTGGTTGTCTTTCCAAGCCCCCAAGGCATCGCTAGCCCTGCTTTTGGCGAATACAGCAATCTGCTGGTACGGTTCTGATACGTGCTCAACCGGCTTGAAATCGGCAATATCAGCTAGCGCGAGCAACAGCGCTTCTTCGGCGGTCATCTTCATTCCGCTGCCTCCACATTATCGTGGTTCAGATCGGTATCGCCTTCGACAGCAACACGGGCTTCGCGGTCCTTGAGCCGTTGCAGAGCGCGTTCCGGGCCGACTTCGCTGAAGTCCTTGCGCCACTGCTGCATCTTCTCTTGATAGGCCGCCCATTGCTGGCGGCGTTCTTCCTTCTGCTCGGGCGAGAGCGCTTCCCAGGCTGCCCGTTGGGCCTGCTGGTTGGTAAGGCGCTCTTTCTTGATGCCTGGGCGATAGTTCAGCGGGTCAGCCCCGGCGGGCACACGAAGCGCTGTGAGACCTTTGACCATGATCAGCCTTCCTTGCCGGCGGGCGGCAGTTTCTTGATATCGTTGAGGGTGAGTTGAACGAGACCGGCCTTATGCAGGGTCTCGCGAGAAAGCAGACCGCCATTGCCGCCACGCAGCTGGCCAGCGATCATTGCGCCGGTGTCATCAAACTGGACGGCAGCAACGAGATCAGCAGCGGTAGACTGCAGCCGGGTTGCATCGGCACTCGCGTCGAACAGCAAACGCCGTATCGAGGTGGCAGACACACCAGCGTCAAACTCCGCCCAAGCCCATGTTGCTAAGCTTGGCGATACCGCTTCCAGCTCATCAATGAGATTCTGTTGGGCGCCCTGTTCGAAATGGTCGATCATGGCTAAACAGCGCTCGGCAATTCGCCCGTGCGGACGAAGTGCTCAAGGATGGGCAGTAGGGCCGCGACCTGATCGCGGGATAGGTGCATTCGGGTATTAGCAGACCAATGGTCGTGCATCTCATGCGGCGTCGGGATGTCTTGCCAGCCCTTGCCGTACTGGAAGTGCTTCAGCCCAATCTCATTGGCGCCGAACCAGATAGCGTCGTCGGTCGCGAGCGATGACGCCTGAACGGAGCAGGGGACATCGTAGAGGTCGGTAAACTCGATCCGGCCAAACCCGCGATTGGTGGTGGTGACCTTGAGGTCCATCGTCATCTCCTGATCTTCGCTAGAACGCACCACTCGGATGCGCTCAGGTGAGGATCAGTCAGCGTTGGCGCGAGCGATTTCGGTGCTGTCCATCGGAGGGGCAATCATCCGCTCGCTGCCGTCCACGGCATTGTTGATCAGTTGGGCAAAGCGAAGGAGCTCTGCATCCGTAGCGACTTCAGCAAAACCCAGCAGAACGAACGAGCTGATGCCGCTCAGGTTGTTGCGGGCTTCGTAGGTGAGTGCATCGCGAATGGTCTTGGCGTTCATTTTCCATCTCCATAGAGGCGACCGCCTCGCTGATCTGATGGATATCAATGTAACAGTTTATGCTACAGTGTCAACCGTGATGTAGCAAAAGATGCAACACGCATGACGCTGGGCATTTTATCTGTTTTGCGACTCGACTCGGTTCCGGTTCCCGGTCTTAATAAGAACATAACGGGAACACTGAACGGAGGCGACTATGTGTGATGGAGCGAACGTATTGCTTCATGTCCGCTGTGGCGGGTGCTCAAAGCTGTATCAGCGGGAAGTGGGATTGCCGGCCGGGCGCCCGCCACCGGTGGATGGTGATGAGCTGATGGAACACCCTGAAATCAGGGAGATGAAATTCGAGTGCCCGAAGTGCGAAACGCCCAGCGCCGAGATCGTGGCCTTTAAAAGTGAAGGAATCTCGCCATGCAGCATGATGTCAGCGAATTTGTCGCGGTCGGCACTGTCACGCACTATGTTGTCCAGGCATACCGCAAGGGCAAGCGCGGTAAGGTCGAAGCCGAAGAACCAAAGATCGCCCGCGATGATGATCCGGTGATCCTGGCCAAGCATGGCGATCTGCCGGAGCATCTGGGGTAGGGACCAACAAAAAGCCCGCCTGGTTAGGGCGGGCCGCAGTCTTTGGTTTCGGGCGTTGAAAGGCCTAACCGCTGATCACAATCGTGCGGTGAAAAGCGATTTGACGGCCGGCGGTCTCGGTCAAAATTCCGAAACGGCGCCAAGATTCCGAATGCGCAACTTGCTCTTCAATCTCTATCACTCGACGCTCAAGCTCGGCGAGCTGGTCATCAATTTCGTCATGGTGGGCACGCATAGCTCTAATGGCCGCGAAGAGTTCATCGCGTTCCGTTCGAGCCGTTGCTGTTGCACTATGTGGGGCAGGGATGTCGGTGCCACGTTTTTGAGCGGCAGCTATCCACTCCTCAAAAGCGAGAAGCGCATTTGTTACTGCCTCTTCCGGCGTTTCGCCATCTGACATGCACCCTACCAAATCGGGGAAGTGTGCCAGATAGCCACCGCCGTCCTCGTCAGAAAGCCGGCTAACGACAATTGGGTAGTCCATTTACTCGGCTCCTTTCTCTTCTTTTTCGTACTTTATATGGGCATCAATCATGGCAACAAGCGCCCTAATGTATACGGGCTTAATGGGGCGCTTATATGGAACCGACTGGTGTGCGGTTAAGTGTGGGCTCGCCGCCATGTAGTGACTATCCCTAACGGGCTTCATCAACTCGATACCGTTTTGGTCACAAAGCCGCTGAACATCACCAATGCTCCAATCACCCTGAGGGTTCCGGCGCATCTGCTCGAGCAAAGGCATCTTAGGCGCCATAGGTTGCCAGTCTCCTTACACCGACTGGCGCCGGCGACAAATCACATTGTGGTTGGATTCGTGCATCCCTCCCATGCACAATGCCGTTCTATCGTTATTGATGAGACGACACAAGCATTTACCATTTAATGCGCCAGCCCCTTATACCGCTTGCCTTTGAGCGCTGTCGGTCTGCCGCTCTCAGCAACTTCATGGGCTATTGCCAGCACTTCCAGCCATGCCCCAAGCTTTGCCGGAACCTCCGCAAGCCCCAGCGAATAGGCCTCCGTCAGACTTTCATCGCAGCCGAGAATTCCTGCCAATGTCTCGGTAGACCAGTGCAGGTGCTCTAGGCATTCGTTGAAGCGGGCAGGGGTCATCCCGGCAACCTATGGATGATGTCCCTCACCAATCCGACGATGGCGACCTCAACCCCATTATCCTCCCATGTGTCATGCTCGACCACGATGGGCTTGTGCTTGGGGTTGGTCGACCGCGGCTGAAACTCTATGCGATCATCGAACCAGGCGACCTGTTTTACGGTCAGCTCGCGCTCCTGGCCGCCATTTCGCGACCGCTGGACCACGACGACAAGGCCGTCACGGAGCGGCGATCGACTGGCGATCTCATCATAGCGAACAGCGACCACCCTTGACCCCGGAGTGATTGGGTGGGGCTGCAACGCGTTCATGCTGTCGCCGGCGACGTTGTAAACGTCCTGAGTGGCGTCGGGGTATTTGTCGTCAGGGGGAACGGCGACCCATTCCGGTGACGATTGGTCAAACTCGTCTACCTCGCGCCAGGCGCCGGCCTCAACTGTGGCTACCACGATCGCCGAGCCAAGCGACCGGCCGCGCTGCACCCCGTCAGGCTCGGGCGTTGCGCTGGTCTTCGCCTCCCATGGAAGTCGATTGAGCATCAGGTCTTCGGTGGACACGCCCAGGTGCTCAGCCATCAGAGCCGCGCGATCCCTCTTGAGCTTTGAGTGATCATTGGCGAGGCGGTTCACGGTCGCCCGCGAAACGCCGATCAAATCCGCAAGCGCTTCCTGTGAAGCGATGGGCGAATTTTTGATGAAGGGTTCGAGCCAATTTGCCATGCGACATCTATCCAGCATGGCGCGTATCGCATCTATGCCAGAAAATGTTACACGATGCTTGACATGATGTGGCAGATGTAGCAAAAACTGTTACATGCAACTTGAAGCGTACATCAAACAGCATACGACCGTAACCGAATTCGCGAAGCAGCTCAAAAAGAGCCGCCAGCAGGTTCACCGCTACATGCGTGGGGAGCATTTGACGCTCTCCATCATCGACAGGATCGAAGCGGAAACTCGAGGCCAGGTTACGGCGGCTGACCTTCGTGCATCTCGATCAGAGGCAGCAGCATGAGCCCCAACGAAATCCCACCGGAAATCTATGAACGCGCCGAAATCCTGATGGACCAGTTCCGTCACATCGAGGATGCCCGCGAGCTTATTGCCCGCATCCTGATGGAAGTAGGGCAGGGCGCTCAGTCCGCGCCGGTCGGCCTCGGCCTCACGACCTTGCAGGCTAGTGGGCTGGAATTCATCACCGACTACGTGAAGGCCCGCGGCGCCTCCCCATCCTTTGACGACATAGCGGACGGCCTCGGCATGAATAGCCGCCGAGCGGTGCATCGCCTGGTGCACCAGCTTGCGGATCGCGGTGCCATCAGCATCGCGCCAAGGCGCGCCCGCTCCATCTCCATCGTTGGGAGGGCATAGATGGCTTACCCATCCAACTCCGGTGACAGTGTTGCCCATACCCAGATCAGGGCCTTTGTCGAGCGCGTGGAGCGTTTGGACGAAGAGCTCAAGGCGATCAACGACGACAAAAAGGAAATATTCGCCGAGGCGCGTGGCAACGGTTTCGACATCACTGCCCTCAAGCAGGTGATCAAGCTCCGTCGCCAGGACGCCAATGAGCGGATGGAGCGTGAGGCGATAGTCGAACTGTACATGTCCGCGCTCGGCATGGTTCCGCCGCCGGAATACGAGGCGCTTCCCGTGCAGGTGCAGGCGCGCGTAGAAAACATTGAACAATTTGGCTCCAATGAAGCCGAAACCGAACCCCAGCCTGCCCCCCAGGCTGGTAGCGACCTGACCACACCCGCACCCCTCAATGGTCAGGTCGCATCTAATCAGCCGGAAACGGTTGCACCGAGCGCGGAACCCGAAAGGGCCTCCGCAGAGGACGGGTCGGAGGCTTCGCCCGTCCTCGCCAATTCCGACCCTGCCAGCAATGGTGGTAGCCAGAGCCCTGATGTCGTGGGTCGAGACACGGACGATGCTGCGCCGTCCTCTGGTGAAGCGCAGCAACCAATTGCGGCCACGGGTAAGCCGGCGGAGGGCCAAGCCTCTGCCGCTCCGGCGCTGTATGCCGAACCCGGCATCGTCACATGGGAACTGACCCCACCCGAAGGCGTAGAGCGTCACGAATACTCTGCCGCATTCGGTGATATCGGTCAGGACATAGCGGTCATCGAGGAAGACCTTCTCGCCGCCCGTGCTGAACCGATCGTCAAGATCGGCAACCGCATCCTTGACGGCTGGGCCAGGTACATGAAGGCCCGAGAACTCGGGATCGAATACCCGGTCGTTCAATATGACGGCCACGATTTCCTGCTCGACTGCATCAAGTGGAACCTGGCTGGACGTATCCTCACCGATGCGCAGAAGAGCCTCATCACCAAGCGTCTGATTGCCGCCTATCCGCAGCGCAAGGGCATCATAATCGCCGCCATGGAAATGGATACGGAGATGGTCGCATGACGTCGCGCCCCGGATCCATGAACCCCACACCAGCGCTATGGGCTCTGGCCGCATCTCTGATGCTGGTCGGAACGGCTGCGGCTGTCCTGCGCCTTGTAGGAGGCTTCTGATGAGGTTGATCAACAAGGTCACCATCACTGTCTCCCTGGCCGGTTTGTCGTGGGCACTGGTGGGTGGGATTGTGCTCGCCCTGTGGTTTGGGAGTGGGCAGCTATGAAGGCTCTACGCCTTTCCGCCATTGATCAGCACCAGACACGGGGGCGACCTGGTTCTGCGTTGCGCGCCTCGATGCCTGTTGCTGGCAACGATCCGCAGCAGGACTGGTCGGCCATGTGCCGGGCTGGGTCCAATGGGTCCGCCAACACCCAAACTCGCGGGGATAGTCTCCGCGCTTCTCATTCTCATCGGGTGGGTCTCCTCCCCGCCCGCGGGCGAGTGATCTGTTTCGATCTCCTCCTCCCTGTCGAGCAGGTCGTTCGCCCACTTCATCAAGTGCGAAGCTTCGGTTCCCGCCGTCGCTTCGCGCATTTCCTGCCGGCGCAGCAGATCTCTCAAGGCCTCGCTCACCGGTTCAACCACCACAAATCGCCTTTCGTATTCGCTTCATCCGATGGTTCAAAAACTATCGGGAAAGCATTTGCAGATGGGCAAAATCTCTTTGCACGAGGATCAAAAAATGACTGATCTCTGCGCAAACGACCTTGAGCCGGAAACCTTGGTCTCCAAGGCAAAGGAATGGGCGATAGCGCTCTGGGAGCGCGCCGAAGACCTCGAAGGACTTGGCAGCGAGAACGCCATGCACACTGCCGCCCGCTGGGCTGGCGTGACGCCTGGGCTTCTATGGCGCCTCCGCTATCGGCGGCCGACGACGATCGACGCCTCGCCATTCCTCAAGCTCCAAAACACTTACAGCCGTCTGATCAATTCGGTGGAGGGCAAAAGTGCCGAAAACCTCATCGCCCTCAGGGCTCTTCCGCCTACTCCGGCTCGTGCGCGGCTTATCCGTCAACTGGAGGAGTTCTTGGGAATTGCGCCGGGCGAGGCGCCGCGACCGATTGCCGAACGAGCCGCCTGAACGGCCGGAGGCCCAGAGGAAATGAAACCCCAGCTCCGGCCCCAGATCACTCAATGCGAGGGCAAAAGGTCATATCCGACCTGGTCGCTCGCCCGCGATGGACGCGGTCCCTCTGAGCGTCTCGACATTTACCGCTGCCCGCACTGCGGACAGTTCCACCTCGGAAACAAGCCTAAGGGGCAGGGGCGCCCGAAGCCGCCGCCGCCGGCAATCGAATTGGAGTTTTGAGCATGTTCCCAGACTTCTCGGGTTTCATTTACCTGGCATACGCCGGTGTGTTCGGTTTTGCGGTGACAGTTGGCCTTCTTTTGACGGGCCTTGCGGCCCTGGCCGCGTCAGTCCCGGCTATCGTTTGGGTCACGGTTCCAATCGGTCTTGGCGTCGTTTCATGCGTCGCCCTTCGGATTTGGATGGGCGAATGATCATGCCCCTCTCCATGCCCCACTCCCGAAAGCTCATCCACAAGCAGGATGAAGTAGCAGCCAAGCTCCGCAAGGAAGTCCGGGCAGCAGGCATCACAGGCTTAAGGAAACAGCGCCAGGCCATCCAGAAGGCGGCGAATGGCCGTCCGGCTGATCTGGCCGAGAAAGCCCGTGAAGCCCTCCGTGAGCGTCGGGTTCAACGCGACCTCGATATGATCGCGGGGCGGATATGACTGTCGGGCCTTCCAAATTTGCCCCCGTGGCAAACCAATTCTACCAGACCGAGCCATGGGCGACGGAGGTGCTGCTGCGGCATTTCCCCGTTGGCCGTGATGATGTGGTCTGGGAACCGGCGGCCGGCGCGCATCTGATGGCCGATGTTATTCGCGAGCACGGCGCCTTCGTCGTCACCAGCGACATTGAGACCTACACCAAGGGCCATCACTTCATATGTGACTTCATCGACGGGCCGGCTGATCAGCTTCTGCCTCAGCCTCATGCCATCATCACGAATCCCCCATATGGCAAAGGGAACCGTATGGCCGTCCGCTTCGCTGAGCTATCGCTCGAGCGCTGCACGGGCTTGGTCGCTCTGCTGCTGACCGCCAAGTTCGATTTCGGCAAGACGCGCCGTCACCTGTTCCAGGACAATCCCCGGTTCATGGCGAAGATCGCTTTGCTCGACAGGATCTCATGGGCGGGTAACGGCGAGACCGGCACCGAAGATCACGCTTGGTACGTCTGGGGCCCGGCCGGCCAGCAGCGCCAGCCCCTTATGCTCTGGGGTGCGAAATGACCGTAGAGATCATCACTGGCGATTGCCGCGAAGTGCTAGCCGGATTTGCCGATGCCTCATTCGACTGCATCCTCACTGACCCACCATATGGCGAGACATCGCTGAAGTGGGACAAGTGGGTTCCCGGTTGGCCTGCGCTGGCCAAGCGCTTGCTGAAGCCGACGGGCTCAATGTGGTGCTTCGGCTCCGCGCGGATGTTCCATGAGAACGCTGCCGAGTTCGCCGGGTGGAAATTCGCGCAGGATCTGGTCTGGGAAAAGCAGAACGGGTCAGGCTTCCATGCCGATCGGTATAAGCGGGTGCACGAAAGCGCATGGCAGTTCTATCGCGCCGATGCGCCGTGGGCCGACGTCTACAAGAACCCCCAATATACCAATGATGCGACCGCGCGGGCAACGCGCCGCAAGACGCGGCCGACCCATATGGGCGTCATCGAAGGCCAGACTTATGTCAGTGAGGACGGCGGCCCGCGATTGGCGCGCAGCGTCATCTACTGCCGGAATGAGCATGGCAGGGCCGATCATCCCACGCAAAAGCCGATTCCCTTGGTGGAATCGATGTTGCTCTACGCCTGCCCACCGGGCGGTCGCGTGCTCGACATGTTCGCCGGCAGCGGCACCACCGGCATCGCGGCTGCTCGCAACGGGATGTCCGCCCTTCTTGTCGAGGGGAAGCAAAAATTCACTGACGTAATCAGGCGGCGGCTCGAAGGCGATGCCCCGCTGCTGGGATCCGTCGCATGACCAACCAAACCCTCACCATCATCACTCACTCCCGCCCTCATCAAACCTTCCGGGTAGGCTACGAAATGCCAGCAATGGACATCAAGGCAGGGGTGTCGTTTCAGGCCGCCCACTATGCCGCGGTACGATCCCGCCTGCTGGGCGCCCGCCCCAGGTCATTGCGCAAGCCTTTCCGTGCATGGTCCTATGCGCCCGCGCCATTGCCCGTGCTGCCGGCAGAAGAAATCGAGCCGACGTCCGATACAGGTGCCAATTGGCGCACCATCGTCACGCGCGTTGCTCGACGTCATGGCATCTCGTCGGCCGATATTTTGAGCCATAACCGCAGCCGGCCAATCGTCCGAGCCAGGCAGGAAGCCATTTATCACGTGGCTATCGAGACAGGCATGACACTGCCCATGATGGGGCGCAAGTTCGGCCGCGACCACACCACGATCCTGCACAGTTTCCGGACGCATAAGAAGCGCCTCAAGAGCGGTGAGGCCCCTCGGCGAGACATGATCCTGACGTCCGTCGGCGAAGGCGGAACGCTCAAGCAGCGTTGCCAAGACGTGGTGAAGCTGATCGCCGTGAAGTACGGCCTGTCGACAGCCCAGATATACGGAAACCAGCGACGAGCCGACATCATGGAAGCGCGTCGGGAGATATACCTGACCCTCTATCGTGACCACGGCTTCAACTATTCCGAGATCGGCCGGGGCATCGGGGATCGCGATCATCACACCATTATAAATGCCATCGGCCACCTGGTCGGACCCAAGGCGGAGGAGGTGGCATGAGCGAGTATCCCGGCCAGTGCTTCGTCTACCTGATTTGCTCCCAGATCGACGGGAACCTCAAGGGACCCTGCAAGATCGGCATAAGCGACAAGCCACATAAGAGGCTCAAGCAGGTTCAGACTGGCAGCCCACACAAATTGACACTAGCCTTCACCTTTCGCGTCTGGGAGCGGAGTTGGGCCTCGTTTTCTGAGGCATCATTCCATGCATCCCACAGAGAGAAAAGGATGCATGGCGAATGGTTCGACATGGACGCGCGGGACGCCCTGCATGGCCTGATCGAGGTGTTTGCACGCGGAATCCAAGATATGTACCGCGGCCAACCCGCCGAATTGCGAACTGAGGCCGCAGAAGCCTGCAACCTCATGGAGGCCTTCCGCTTGCTCAAAGCGATTGATGCCGCCGAAGCCGCCACTCGCAATACTGGAGGCTTGCATTGACCCGCCCATGGTATCGCCGCTTCCCTGACAACTTCATCGCCGGCACCGTTGGTCTGACGCTCGAAGAGAAGGGTGCCTATAGCCTTGTCCTCGATCTGATGTACGTCCGCGGCGGCCCGGTTCCGGACGAGCCGAGGTACATCGCCGGCGTCTGCAACTGTTCTGTTCGGAAGTGGAATGCCATCCGCTCCAAGCTGATCGAGCTGGGCAAAATCCACGTGGTCAACGGTTTCCTCACCAATGAACGGGCCGAAAAAGAGATCGAAATATCGCTGAAAGATGCTCAAGAACGCGCTGAAAATGGCGCCAAAGGCGGAAATAAATCAGCTGAAACGCGCAACGCATCCAATAAAAACAAGGGTGTAGCTAAAGCCCCGCTCAAGCTAGCGCGCGCCACTCAATATCAACATCAATTAAAGAAAGAGGGAAATTTGGTTTTGGTAGGGGGTGATGAAGCCCCGACCATCGTGCTCGATCGCATCCACGACGAAGAACTGTTCTCGGCATGCGAGGCGATCAACGGCCAAGTGAAGCCATTCCTTCAGCGCTTCCCGTTCCCTCGCGAGGTCGTCGCCCAAGCAATGGCCGCCAAGAGCCTGAAGGCCACAGCATGAAAATCACCTTGGCCGAACAGATCATCGAGGCTGAAGTGCACCGCCGAGCCATCGAGAAGGCCTCGCAGACCAATCCCGATTTTATCAAGCGGCTCCACCGGTCAGAGGCGATCTGCCTCACGCTGGCGATGCTGCACGCAAACGAACCGGAGTTCCGGCAATTCATGTCGGAGCTATCCATCAAAAACACCACAAACGAAGGGGCGAACAATGGCTAAGGGACGACCAAGGAAGATGGGCGTGAAGCGGACACCATCGGGCCGCGCATCAAGGGCAGACGCCGTTCCGGCCAACATGGAGGCCATCCTGCTGCGCATGAAGATGTTCGGCCTGTCGGAGAAGGACGCGCGCGACCAGAAGGCGGCCACGTTCATCGGCCGGCTCAATCTGACCGACAAGAAGGCACTGATCAGCAACGCCCAATACGATGCCGCAGCGGCCTTCCTCGAGGTCTACGACAAGTACAAGCGGGCAATCGGCGCACCCGATGCATCCAAGCAGTCTGGGGGCGTTGGTGGCGGCGAGGCCACAGACGATTATGCCCGCTGGTGCCAAGCGGCAAAGGCCAAGTATGATGCCGCAATCGAAGCGGTGCGCGTTGAGCAGGGTATCTACGAGAACCGCGGCGCCAACCTCTATGCCGCGCTCGATTATCTCGTTTGCCGCGATCAGCAGCACTGGCATATGGTAGGGGACTGCCGGCTGGCGCTTAATGCCTTGGCGCATCATTTCGGGCTGATGGGGAAAACCAAACGCATGCAGATGGCGGCATAGGAGATGACCATGATCGACTGGCAGCCAATCGAGACAGCACCGAAAGATGGAACGCATATTCTCGTCTACACGGATATCGCGACGGTTGACGTCGTTCACATTGCCTTTTGGGTGGAGGATGAACACGACATGTGGCGAGATCAGGGATTCGATAGCAAGGCCGAATTGATAGGGTGGTGGTCATATACCAGGAACAGTGTCAGCCAGGACAAACTCGACGAGTGGCGCACCCCAACGCATTGGGCGCCCTACAACCCTCCGGTGACCGCATGACCATCATTGATCGATTGCGTGACTGGCTGCGGCGCCCTTTCGTGTCAGGCGGATACGCGGATAAGGCCCCGGATGGCATCCTGGGCAGGCTGTCGGACCCATGGGCAAGTCAGGACGTTTACGTGGACGCCTATCTGGCTCCAACAAACTGGCAGCAACTAGTCGCCGATATGGGCATAAACCCGCAGCGTGCTGAGCCTCAACCAATCGCGGACCAGATCAAGCTGCACGGCTGCACCAACGTACCGAAGGAATTGCCTGCATGGCTACGGAAAGCATGATTGAGCGCGTGGCGCGATCGCTGCTTGCCGCCGATTACCCTGATGATGTTGGTGGCGAGATGGAGCATCTTTGGTGGGACCGGCATGGCCACACCTATTTTAGATATGCCCGCGCCGCCATTGAGGCTATGCGAGAGCCGACTGACGAGATGCTGGCCGCGGTGCGAGCTGCGGCATCCGACCAGATCTACTCTAACGGTATTGGTCACGCCGACCTGGAGGATGGAGCGGAAGCGGAAATCATAACAGCTATGATCGGCGCGGCCTCAAAAGCAGCCCCTTGACGAAACTCGCGAACAGCGCCATTAAGTCATTATTCCATTTTCAGACTATCGTCTGAACCGACCCGCCAAGCGAAAGCTGAGGCGGGTTTTGTGTTTGGGGTGGCCCTCAGCGGCGAGGAGTCATTAAACGACAATGGACCTATTCCACGCGCCCCAATCCTGACAACCGGCCTGTTCACCCAACTTGTGCAAGAAATGCACAGGTTCGATGAGCAGGTCAGGAATAGGCGCCGTGGAAGCCCGCCGCGAGGAATAGGCTACCCACCAGAAACGTCACAATGGATAGCAAGATCATCACTATGCCCGTTATCTGGGCGGTGTTTGATGTGATCCTGTGCTGATCATTCTTTTCGTCCATCCACTTATCCACGTATCTCGTGGACAAGAACGCCGCGACCCATGCGCATGCAGCTAATGCCAAGCCAACGGACCACCAGATCATCGATGTAAGAACAGCCCCTGCGACCGGAGCCGGGATTGTCGATAGCTGCGTCAGTAGCGCTACCGCAGCGCCACCATTCAGCAGTGTCACTGTTTTGATCGCACCACGTGCATTTTCGATCGACTCTTGTCTGTAGTCTACCAAGGCAAGCCCTCCATGCCGAAGCTTACCACCCTCAAGCCCAGGCTAAGCAAGATGGCTCCTCGGCTTTCTTCAGCCAGGCAGGTGAGGGACACGCGGTATAGCCCTGATGCCACCGTTCGTGGCTGGTACAAGTCGGCAAGGTGGCAGGCACTCAGGGACACGGTATTAGCCCGTGATCTGTACACGTGCAGGCAGACCGGCGTTCTACTTTATGGCGACTACCCAGCTCCGAACAGTCCAGTGGTTGACCACGTCATCCCGCACAAAGGCGATGAGCGCCTGTTCTGGGACATCACCAACCTTCAGGCCGTAAGCAAGGCCTACCACGATAGCGATAAGCGCAGGATGGAGATGGGTGATGCGCATCATTGAGAAGGGCCGTGGCTACTTCCGAGGTACGCATAAGGGCGCGACGATCGAGATCGAACGCGACCACGATATCCCTGGCCGCAAGTTCTATATTCGCGTCGCCCATGCCGACGGCGGCATGATGTACGACGGCTATTCGCCCGAAGGTATTGAGACCATAGCCCAGGCCAAGGCTGAGGCCATCCGAGGCGCCTGTCTCTGACCAAGGGGGGGGCACCAAGAAGTCTGAAAAGCCCTCTTCTTCCGGACCCACGGCGCCCTCACAGAGGGATTTTTTCCTCTGGTGGAAAATCAGGGTGCGAACCAAGGCGCGAACCAAACCGATGAACGCCAAAAAAACAGCCACTGACTGGCCTGCTATCGAGGCCGAATATCGAGCCGGAAAGCAGAGTATCCGGGCGATTGCCGAGTGGTTCCAGATTTCAGATACGGCGATCCGCAAGGAAGCCAAGAAGCGCAAATGGGTCCGCGCGAACCAGCCATCAGGTTCGCAGGAATCGGCGGGTGCGAACCGGCCTGCGATTGCCGCGACGGTGCCGGAAGTTTCGAAGGTCGAGGAAGTCCTCGGCCGTGGTCGCAACCTGGCCGAGCGGATGCTCGATGAGCTGGGCGCCGAGACGCTCCACAAGGGCGAGATGGAGACCATCATCGAGCTGTCGGAAACCGATCCTGATCGGCTCCAGGCTCTGCGCCAGGCCGTCAGCCTGCCGGTGCGGGCCAAGACGCTGCAGACGATCGCACTGGCACTGAAGACGATGGGCGAGACCGCGACGGAGCAGCCGAAGGGCAAGAAGGCTGCGCAGAAGAGCGCGGCCGATGCGGCAACCGGCCCGGGCGGCAAGTTTGCGCCGCGGCCAGGCCCGCCCCAGCTGTCGGTTGTCGGTAAGTGACACCGGAATGGACGACTGCGTGTCCCGATTGGGAGCAACGGATTGTCGCGCAACGGTCTCTGATCCCGTTTCGCCCGCTGTTCCCGGCCGAGGCAGAGCATGCTTTGGGCGTTTTCAAGGCCCTGAAGGTCGTGGATTTGCCCGGCCAGCCGACGTTTGGCGAGGTCAGCGACCAGTGGGTGTTCGATTTCGTCGCCGCGATCTTCGGATCCTATGACGCGGACACCGGCAAGCAGCTGGTGACCGAGTTCTTCCTGCTCATTAGCAAGAAGAACACGAAGTCGACCATTGCCGCGGCGATCATGCTGACGGCGCTGATCGTCAACTGGCGGCACAACGAGGAATTGCTGATCCTGGCGCCGACGATCGAGGTTGCCCAGAACAGCTACAAGCCGGCGGCCGCCATGGTGCGTGCCGATCCGGAACTGGACGCAAATGCGGGTGAGGGCGGGTTCCTCACGGTTCAGGACCATATCCGGACCATCAAGCATCTGGGCAATGACGCCATGCTGAAGGTCGTGGCGGCAGATACCGACACCGTGTCGGGCAAGAAGTCGGGCCGTATCCTGATCGATGAGCTTTGGGTCTTCGGCAAGCGGGCCGGCGCGGACGCGATGTTGCGCGAGGCCACTGGCGGCCTGGTTTCCCGGCCTGAAGGCTTCGTGATCTCGCTCTCGACGCAAAGCGACGATCCGCCGGCAGGCGTTTTCAAGGCGAAACTGGACTATGCCCGCCAGGTGCGGGACGGCCAGATCGTCAATCGTAAGTTTTTGCCGGTGCTCTACGAGTTTCCGGAGAAGATGGTCGAGGCCAAAGCCTACGAGGATCCGGCCAATTTCTATGTGACCAACCCGAATTTGGGCCGGTCAGTCAGCCAGGAATGGCTGGAAGAGGAGATGATTAAGGAGCTGTCGGGCGACAAGACGACGCTCGCGACGTTCCTGGCCAAGCATTTGAACGTCGAGATCGGGATGAACCTGCGGTCAAACCGCTGGGCTGGTGCTGACCATTGGACGGCGGCGGAAGACGCCGAGCTTGCCTCGCTTTCGCACTATGAGGCGCTGGACCGACTGCTCGAGCGCAGCGAAGTTGCCGTGGTCGGTATCGACGGCGGCGGCCTCGATGACTTGTTCGGCCTCAACGTCCTCGGCCGCGAGCCGGGTGAGATCGAGGTCAACATTGAGATCGACGGCGTGAAGGTCACGCGGAAAATGAAGCGCTGGCTGTCCTGGTCGCATGCCTGGTGTCATTCCGGGGTGCTGAAACGCCGGCCAAAGATCGTCACGACGCTGCAACGCATCCAGGCCAAGGGCGAATTGACCATTCTGGAAGACCCGCTCGGCGACGTTGCGACCATCATCGAGCACATCAGCCGCATCAAAAGCATGGGGCTGCTGGGCGGGGTGGCGGTCGACGCCTCCGGCCTGGGCGAAATGGAAGATGCCCTCGATGAAATCGGGGTCACGCAGGAATCGGGATTGCTGGTTGCGGCGCCGCAGGGCGGCTGGATGATGTCCAGCATCAAGGGCGCCGAGCGGCGCCTGGCGTCGGGGCTGCTGAAGCATGCCGGCGGGCCGCTCATGAACTGGTGCGTGCCGAACCTGAAAATCGAACCGACAGCAACCGGCATCCGGGCGACGAAACAGACGGCTGGCGATGCCAAGATCGACCCGGCCATGGCGATGTTCAACGCGGTCACGCTGATGGCCCGCAACCCGGCCGCGGCCGGCGGGCCGTCCGTATACGCCTCGCGCGGCGCGCTGGTCCTTTAGGAGAACGCAATGGCATTTTGGGACCGCTGGTTCGGGGGCGCTTCGTCTCCGGCGGCATTGCCGCGCGTTGAGCCTCGGGCGATGAGCAGCGGCGGCGTTGTGATCAACACGCCATCGCAACTCGAGGAGTACCTGCAGGGCGGCACCGAGAGCATCAGCGGCGAGCGCGTAAATGCAAACGCGGCGATGAAGATCGCTGCTGTCTATGCCTGCGTGCGCATCATTTCCGGTGCGGTCGCAACGCTACCGCTCCACATCAAGCGGCGCATCGATGAGCGCACGCGCGAAGACGCCTCGGACTCCGAGCTATGGAAAGTGATCCGCCGCCGGCCGAACAAGTGGCAGAAACCAAATCAATTTCGCCGCATGATGCAGGCGCACATCCTGTTGCGCGGCAATGCCTATGCGATGATTGTGCGCACGGCGGTCAAGAAAGAGGTTCAGGCCCTAATCCCGCTACACCCTGATCGAGTGACGCCGCGCCAGCGTGCCGACATGCTTATGGAATATGTGTGGAGCAGACCGGATGGCCGGCAGGTCGTGCTTCAGCAACACGAGGTGTTCCACCTCTTCGGCCTTAGCTTGGACGGTATTACCGGCGTTACGCCCATCACCTATGCCCGCGAAACCATGGGCCTGTCGTTGGCGATGGAGCGCCACGGCGCCAAGACCTTCAAGAATGGCGCAGTGGTTGGCCACGTTCTAACCCATCCGGGCAAGCTAGGTGGTGAGGGGGTCACAAACCTCAAGGCCAGCCTGGAATCGTACCGCTCCGGCGGGGAGAACGAAGGCCGCGATCTGGTTCTCGAAGAAGGGATGAAGGTCGAAAAGCTTGGCATGTCATCGGCCGATGCGCAGTGGGTCGAAAGCCGCAAGCTAAGCCGCACCGACATCTTCATGTTCTTCGGTCTTCCGCCTCATATGGCAGGCGACACCGAAAAGAGCACCAGCTGGGGCACAGGCATTGAGGCCCAGCAGCAAGGATTCCTGGCCTTCACCCTCGAGGACCATCTGGTCATGTGGGAGGAGGGTATCACGGTCGACCTGACGCCAGAGGGCAGCGACCTTTACGCCAAATTCAACCGCAACGCGCTGGTGCGCGCGGACCTCAAGACCCGCACAGCGCACTACGTCGCGATGCTGCAGTGGGGCGTCTACAGCCCCGATAAGGTGCTGGGTTTGGAAGACGAGAACCCGCGCGAGGACGGCCAGGGCGGGATCTACTACGACCCGCCCAATACGGCGGGCGGCCAGGACAAACCCGAACAGGAGACCGGCGATGAGCCTTCGCAAACTGCCTGAAATCAAGGCCTTGCAGAAACCCGCCAACTTCCAGGCCGATGCTCCAGGTGAGGCGTTTGAGGCATGGGCAGCCCAGCCGAAGGCAGCCGGCGCCACCGAGAACAACGTCATCTCGATCTTCGATATCATCGGGGAGGACTGGTGGACTGGCGAGGGGTTCACTGCCAAGCGATGCTCGGCGGCACTTCGGACCATCGGCAACGCTGACGTTCGGGTCCAGGTCAACTCGCCTGGTGGCGACGTGTTCGAGGGCCTGGCGATTTACAATCTGCTGCGCGCTCATCCTGCAAAGGTCACCATTGAGGTGATGGGCATCGCCGCCTCGGCCGCGTCCATCATTGCCATGGCGGGAGACGAGATCGTCATGGGGCTGGGCACCTTCATCATGGTGCACAACGCCTGGGGCGTTGTTGTGGGCAATCGGCACGAGCTGGCAGAGGCAGCCGGCCTTTTCGAAACCTTCGACAACGCGCTGATCGACATCTACGAGGCCCGCACCGAGCGCAAGCGTGGCGACATTGAAGCCCTGATGGATGCCGAAACCTTCATGGGCCCGAGCGAGGCCATCAAGAACGGTTTCGCCGATCGCCTCGACAATGACCTGGGCGCCGACCTGCCCGAAGCCAAGAATTCCGACCGCAGCCTTATTGCTCGCCGCCAAACAGAGGCAGCGCTGGCTAAGGCCGGTCACACCCGATCCGCCCGGCAGGAGATCCTTGCCGAACTCGGACACATCGACCCGGCCCTGCGCGATGCAAGCCGGACCCCCGCCGCGCGTGATGCAGGCGTCTCTGCAGCTTCCCTCCGGGAGCTGATCAACACCATCCGGTCATAACCCCGAAAGGAACGACCATGCAGCACGCTCTGCTGAACCCGCGCGCCCGCGGGCTGGTTTCTGTTCGCGCCGATGCGTCCGAACAGACCAAGCTCTTCGCCGAACTCCGCACCTCTTTTGAGGAATTCAAGGCGGCCCGCGAAGAAGAAATCAAGGGCCTCAACGCCAAGTTTGACGACGTTGTCAGCCGCGAGAAGGTGGACCGCATCAATGCGGAAATCACCGACCTTAACAAGGCCCTCAACGAGGTCAATGCCGCCATTGCCGCGTCGGTCATTGGTCCTGCCGGCGGCGTCAACCATGATCCCGACGTCCTGGCCCACTCGACGGCGTTCAACACCTGGTTCCGCAAGGGCGACCGGGCGCTCGACGCCGACATGCGCGAGCTCGAGGTCAAGGCGAAGATGACCACGCAGTCCGACCCGGACGGCGGGTTTCTCGTCCCTGAAGAGACCGAGGCCGGCATCGATCGCGTTCTGGGCACCGTGTCCACCATGCGCTCGCTGGCTCGTGTGATCTCCATCGGCACCAGCACCTACAAGAAGCTGGTGAATATGGGCGGCGCTGGCGCCGGCTGGGTCGGCGAGGAAGAAGCCCGTCCGGAGACGGACACCCCGACGCTGCGCGAGATCTCGATCAACGCGGCCGAACTCTACGCCAACCCGGCCATCACGCAGACCGCCCTGGACGACGCCCGCATCGATATCGCCGCCTGGCTGGCGGACGAAGTGTCGATCGAGTTCGCCGAGCAGGAAGGCACCGCCTTCATTAGCGGCAACGGCGTGAACAAGCCGCGTGGCGTCCTGTCCTACGAGGCGGTGGCAAATGCCTCCTATGTGTGGGGGAAGCTCGGCTACGTAGCCTCTGGCAAGGCTGCCGACTTCGCCGACACATCGACCACCGTCAGCAAGGCCGATGCGCTTGTCGACCTCTACTATGCGCTGAAGTCCGGCTACCGGAACAACGCATCGTGGCTGATGAGCGATGCAGTGATGGGCACCGTGCGGAAGTTCAAGGATGCCGATGGCAACTTCCTCTGGGCTCCCCCGACTGCCGCTGCTGGTGTCGCCACCATCCTGGGCAAGCCGGTCGCCAACGATGACAACATGCAGGCGGTCGGCGCTGGCAACTTCCCGATCGCCTTCGGGGATTTCAACCGTGGCTATCTGATCGTTGACCGCTTCGGCGTCCGCGTTCTGCGCGACCCCTACACCAACAAGCCCTTCGTGCACTTCTACACCACGAAGCGCGTCGGCGGTGGCGTGGTCAACTTCGAAGCGATCAAGCTCCTTAAGATCGCCGCCTCCTGATCCATGGCGGGCGGCTTCGGTCGCCCGCTCATCCTCCGTTTCATCTCTGAAAGGACAGTCCCATGAAGGACTTCATTTCCGGCATCGGCATAATTGCCGCACTAGCTCCTGCCGTGGTCGCTGCATCTGCCGATGGCCCCGCAGTTGATCTCCAGGGCTTCAACTCTGCCACGCTGATCGTCAACACAGGCGCGATTGTCGGCGCTGGGCTCTACGATGTGAAGCTCCAGCACAGCGACACCACCACTGGCGGCGACTTTGTCGACGTGCCTGCGGCAGATCTTCTTGGCGCCCTTCCGGCCGACCTGGCTGCCGCTTCGGTCTACAAGCAGGGCTACAAGGGCACCAAGCGCTACATTCGCGCTGTCATCACCAAGCAGTCTGGCACCTCGATTGCCGCTGGCGCGGTGATTGTTCGCGGCCATCCCTACGACGCTCCCGTCGCGTAAGCCAAAAAGGGGCGGCCAGTCCGCCCCTTTCTAACCCTCCCATGAGGTCTAGCATGCACAGCCCAGTCCTCGTTACCGCTCCCGCAATGACGCCTGTCTCTCTGCCAGAGGCAAAGGTGCAGCTTGCCGTTGATCATGATGAGCATGACGACATGATCACAGCGTTCATCGCCGCAGCGGTAGATCATCTGGACGGATGGACCGGCATCCTGGGCCGAGCCTTGGTCGAGCAGACCTGGCGCCAGGACTTCGACAGTTTTTCGGGCTGCATGCGCATTGCGCTCGCCCCGGTGATTTCGATCACCAGCATCACCTATCGCAATGCCGCCGGCCAGATTTCGACGGTCACGAGCAGCGATTACACCCTGCTGGCCGATGCGCTCGGCCCGTATGTGGAGTTCAAGAGCGACTTTGAACGGCCGTCTGATCTCAACGAGACCAAGCCAGTTTCCCTCACCTATCTGGCGGGCTACCCGACAACGCCGGAAGTGCCGGCAGACGGCGAAACCCCCGCCATTCCTGCTGTGAGCAATATCCCGCCGGCCATCAAGGCGGCGATCCTGATCCATGTCCGGCTGATGTATGACGCATATCGGCTCGGCGCTGATGCGGGCCCGATCCCGACCGGCGCCATTGATGCGCTGATCACGCCGTACCGCCGGGTGTTTTTCTAATGGAAGCGGGCGTCCTCGATCGCCGCATTACCCTCCAGCGCTACGGCATCACCTATAACGATGACAATGAGCCCATTGAAGGCTGGGAAGAGATCGGGAAACGCTGGGCCTCGAAAGAGGACGTCAGCGACGGCGAAAAGGTTCGGGCTGCCCAGGTGGGCGCATCTGTCTCCTCGCGGTTCCGTGTGCGCTATGACAGCCTGACCAGCACGATTACCGCGGCTGATCGGCTGACCTGCGAAGGCGTTCAGTATGTCATCAGCGGGACCAAGGAAGGCGACGGGCGCAGAGAAGAAATTGAGATCACCGCTGCGCGTCCGAATGACAACCTAGTACCGGCAGATCCTGCACCATGAAGGTCCGTGTTTCCTTTGTCGGAGGCAGGGAACTGGACGAAGCGCTCAACCAGTTCACGCCGTCAAAGCGCCGGGCCATTGGTCGCGTGGCGCTGGACAATGCCGGCGAGATCACCGCGAAGGCAGCTCGAGCATTGGCGCCCGTGGATAGCGGCGGGCTGCGCGAGAGCATCGAGGTATCCGGCACGCTGTCTCGGGCCCAGAAGTCGCAGCACGCCAAGGCAGCCGAACAAGAACGATTCATCGGCCCAGACAGCCGGCCTCAGGCGCATCTTCGCGAGTTTGGCAGCGATGGCAACGCGCCCCAGCCGTTCCTTCGGCCGGCGTGGGACCAGACCAAGAATGCGGTCAAGGATCGCATTGGCGATGAATTGTGGGTCGGCATTGAGAAGGCCGTCAAAGCAGCGGCGCGCAAGGCATTGAGGGCGAAGTCATGAAGCTAAAACTGCAGGTTGTCGGCCACCATCTCATGCTTTGCGACGAGAGCGGCGAGCCCCTGCCAAACCAGACCCGCATCGATATCAGCGACAGGATCGATGACCTTCCTCGCCTGACTGTGGAATTCATCATCGACGGCGAGAACATAACACCGGCCGAGTCCGAAGATGCAAACTAAGCTCGCCGGGCTATTGCTCGCCCATGCGCCACTTGCAGCCCTGGTCGCGAACCGCATCCAGTGGGACACGCTGCCCCAAGGGTCGGCTCAGCCCTCGATCGTCATGTATGTGATCAGTGGCGTGACGGACTACACCATGCAGGGCGCCAGCGGGTATGTTCAGACCCGCGTGCAGTTCGACTGCCGGGGCACGACCGCGGCATCTGCCCGCGCCGTTGCTGAAGCCGTTGAGGCCCGCCTGTCGGGCTTTCATGGCGAGTTCGGCGGCTACAAATTCCAGGGCTGTTTCGCTCAGGGTCAGCGCACGCGGTTCGACAAAGATACCGCCACGAGCTGGTTCACGGACAGCCGAGACTTCACGATCCATTGGGCTCCGGCCTGATCTAGCCCTATCGCGCCGTGGGCTGGCGCTTACAGCATCTACAATTTGGAGAACTGACATGGCCGACACCGCGGCAATGATCGGCTTTGGCACCGTCTTCGAGATGGCTGATGAGCTGACCCCGACGACCTTCGTCGCCTTTGGCGAAGTCATCACCGTCGATCCCGGCGAGGACGAGGATGAGGAAGTCGAGGCGACGCATATGCAGAGCCCTGACGCTACCAGGGAGTATATCCCAGGTCTGACGACGCCCGGCGAAATGGTTGTCGGGATGAACTACATCCCCGGCAGCGCAACAGATCTGGCGATCATCGCCTCGCGCCGCAAACGCAACATCGGTCGTGTCACTCTTCCCAATGGCGTGCGCAAGACCTTTCCAATCGTGCGCCGCGGCTATGCCACGGAAATCCCTCTGGACGACCGGATGACGGCAACCGCCACCTTCCGTCGCGCTGGCTCCACGACTACCGACGCTGCCACGGCTCCGGTCAATGGCATCCTGCCCGCCATCCACGGCACTCCGGCAGACGGCGAGACGCTGACCGCAAATCCGGGGATCTGGGCGCCCTTTGCCATGTTCACCTACCAGTGGAATGCCGATGGCGTTGCCATCCCCGGCGCCGAGTCCCCAACGTTGGTGCTGGACACCGACAATGTCGGTGAGGCTATTTCCGTCACCGTTACCGCGACGAACACGGGCGGCTCGGCCTCGGCCACTTCGGCGCCAACCACTGCAGTGACGGCCTAACCCCATGGCGAATGAACTTTTGGGAGAGGTGGACTTTCCGGTAGGCGACAAGACCTATCGGCTTCGCCTCTCGATCAACCAGATCATCCAGGTCGAAGACATCCTGGGCATGGGCATCATCAAGATTGCCGGCATGTTCAATGATGTCGAAAACCTGACGGCCGGCAGTGTTCGCGCAGTGCTTTGGGGTGCGCTGCGCGAGCATCACCCTGAAATCGATATCATGGGCGCTGGCGACATCATGGCTGAGGCTCGCCTTCAGCCCACCATCGAACATGTTGGGCGGGCTCTGCAGGCGGCATTCCCGACAGCGGAGGGTAAGGAGCCCCCTTCTCCAAGGCGGGGTCGGGCTGGGAATGGGAAGCGCTCTACGTAGCGTTTTCCTCCTTCGCTCCCGACCCCGAGGCGTATTGGTATCTCACCCCGCGTCAGCTGACCGCCCGGTTCAAAGCGGCGTCTGAGCGGCGTCTGAGGGAGCATGACGACCGGATGTCTCTGGCCTGGAATATCGAGGCGTTGGCAAGGGCAAAGAAGATGCCGACGCTGGAGAGCATGCGCAGCAGTAAAGCCGCCAAGCAGGCGCCGCGGAAGCAATCTTGGGAAACGCAGGCGGCTCTGTTCAGTACCTGGTGAGGGCTACCGCTTCATGGTCCGCAGAACTTCGGACAGCCCGAACAGGATCACGGCCGAGAACAGGCCGACTGCAGCCAGGATCACCTGAATGTCGCTGCGCATGCTGGCGATGCTGACCGCGAACAGCAAGAGCCCGAGAACGCCGAACACGGCCAAGAGAATACGCATGTCGCCCCCAAAAAGAGGCGGCACGCTAACCCCGTAACGAACTGAGGTAAAGTCATGGCTGCTGTCGTCGGGGCGCTCCGGGTCGATCTAGGACTCAACTCCGCTGAGTTTTCGGCTGGTCTGAAGAAGGCGTCCGCCGGTCTGGGCAATTTCGCCAAGACGGCCGGTATTGGCCTGGCCGCGGTTGCTACGGCAGCTGCGGCGGCCGGCGCCGCGTTGGGTGTAGCTATCAAGGGCGCGATCGACAATGCTGACGAACTCAGCAAGACGGCCCAGAAAGTCGGCGTGACGACTGAGGCGCTGTCGCGGTTGAACTATGCCGCCAGCCTTTCGGACGTGAGCCTCGGGCAGCTATCGACTGGCCTTGGTCGGCTCACCGCAGGCATGTCGCAGATTGCGCAGGGCTCCGGTGGCCAGGCCAAGATGGCATTCGATGCGCTAGGTATATCGGCGCTGAACTCTGCCGGGCAGTTGCGCGGCACCGATGAAGTGCTCGCAGATGTCGCCGAGCGCTTCGGCCGGATGGAAGACGGTGCCACTAAAACGGCGCTGGCCATTGCTCTGTTCGGTCGGTCGGGTGCTGATCTCATTCCTATGCTCAATTTGGGCAAGAATGGATTGGCTGAACTAGCGGCCGAGGCCGATCGGCTGGGCATCACCCTCGATACCAATACGGGCCGGGCTGCCGAGCAGTTCAATGACAGCATTACCCGGCTGCAAGCGACGTTTCAGGGCGTCATCAACAAGATCATGCAGGGCGCGCTACCGGCGTTGAACGATCTTGCAGACAAGATTTCAGACCCGCAGTTCGCCGAATCTGCCCAGGCTATTGGTCTGGCCATTGTCGATGCGATGAAGATGGCCGTTGATTCCATCAACACCGTGGTCGGCGCCTTCACAGCGCTCCAGGGCGCGATGAGTTGGATGAACAACAATGACATGTTCGGCAACGCCATTGACCGCGGCAACGGCGCCGGCAAGGAATTCCAACGGTTCAACACGGAAGATGAGGCGAAGGCGCTCCTGACGGACGCGCTTAATTCGGGCCAGACCGGCGGGCCTGGGGCTGACTTCTACGCCGGGATATTCGGCGCACCGGCTTCCGAGATCGCCGCATCGGCCGAGCAGGTGGCCGCGGCATTCGAGCCAGTCATCACAAATACCAAGGAAGCGGCAGCCGGCGCATCTACGCTCAAGGCCGCTATGTCCGAAGGTAAGGCAGTATTCGAATCTACTCGCACTCCGGCTGAAACCTATGGCCTCGAGGTGGAGCGATTGAACGCGCTCCTTGAGCAGGGCGCGATCGACCAGGACACGTACAACAGGGCGGTTTTGCAGGCCCAGGACACCTTTCAGAAGGCCGAGATGGCCGGAAACCAGTTGGCCTCTACGCTCGCTAGCGGCCTCGCCAATGTCTTTACGAGCGTAGTTGATGGATCAAAGTCTGCGGTTGAGGCCGTAGGCGATCTACTGAAGTCGCTTGGTCAGATGCTGATCAATCAGGGGTTTCAGGCGCTGATCGGAGGCATCTTTGGTGGCGGCGGTGGTGGTATTGGCTCAATTTTCTCGGGCATCTTCGGGGGCGGAGGGCTAAAGCTCGGCTACAACGGTATTCCGGGCTACGCCAATGGCACGAAATCCGCGCCCGGTGGTTATGCATGGGTGGGGGAGCGCGGGCCCGAACTCGTCAACCTTCCGCGCGGCGCGCAGGTTCTTCCCCATCAGCAGTCGATGGCGACAGCGGCAAACCAGGCCAGTGCTGTGTCCATCCGCCTTGTCATGCCTGAGGGCTGGAAGGCGGAGGTCATCGATGAGGCCCGTTCCGGCGCCCGTCAGGACACCATCACCATCGTCCAGGAGAACGAAAAAGCTCTCCAAAACTACCGCCAGAACGGAGGTTAATCGATGCCGACCGTTCTTTCTCTCCCCGACATCCCTGGGTGGAAGAGTGTTGAGTTCGACCCCATCCGCCCGCGGGACACCGATCGTATGGAGGGGCGCCGCACCGAGGCCCAGATATTCGGCACATCATGGTGGGCGGCATCGTACTCCGCTCCATTCCTTTCCGAGATCGACTTCGGCAAGATGGACGCTTTCATGATGACCGCTGGCGACAGTGGCGAGGTGTTCCGGGCCTATGACCCGTTCCGGCCCAGGCCGATTGCGTGGACCCTGGCCAACGGGGATGTGCCGCTGTCCGGGGACAGGGCAGGCGGTGGGGCATTCGACGGAACTGCGACGATCACGGCCCGCACCGCGACGACACTCACCATAAGCGGCCTACCCGCCAACTTTCAGTTCAGGGCTGGCGACTATGTCGAAGTGGTGAAGTCGGAAACCGTCATCTCACTGCACCGTATCGTGGCCGACGTTCAAGCCGATATTCTGGGCATCGTCACGCTCGCCATCCGCTACGCGCTCGATCTTCAGACCTTCACGCTGCCCCTCACGGCCAACTTCGAAAAGCCGTCCTGTCTCATGCAGGTCGACCCCGCCAGCTATCGCGGGCCCAAGGCGTGGAGTGCCCGCAATCCAAGTTTCTCCGCGCAGGAAGTATTCTTCTCATGAGCCTTGATCCTGCTGTTGAGGACCTACTCGAAGAAGGCCAAATCCTTCGGCTCGACCTGATCCGCTTTGACCTGCCGGGTAAGACCGTCGGCTATCATCGTGGCGGCCGGCCATACACCTATAACGGCCTCGTCTACCTGCCCAACCGCTATCTCGATATGGGCGAGATGAACCAGGCGCTCGGCACCGCGATAACGACGCGCGTCATCCGATTTTCGAACGTGCCGACCGCCGATCCCGACGACGCAATCGCCAAAATCGAAGAGTTTGCCTACACCAATGCTCCGGTGATCGTCTCGCATCTGGCGGGTGATCCGGAAACCGACCAGGTTGTCGGCATCCTGGCCTCCTCGATCTATGAGATCGACCATGTGCGCTATCTCAAGGGCGCCATGTCCGACAATGGCGAGCGCACGGTGACGCTGGAAATCACCCTGGAGCCGCCGGGGCGCTCGGCGCGCGGGGCAACGCACGTCAAGCGCGCCCAGGCCGAGCAGCAGTTCGACAATCTGGCGACCGACACCTGCCTTGAATACGCATCGACCGTGGCGACCGTCCCCGAAGAATGGGGGCAGACGGGATCACAGGGGAGTTCATCTTCCGGGGCGTCGATGAGCTGGAACAAAAAATGACCAAGACCAGGTTCGAAATCGTCAAGGCCGTGATCGATGCCGAGATGGCCTCGCCCTATGCCTATGGTACGGCGGATTGCTTCTTCTTTGGCTGCCGGGTTGCCGATGCGCTGGACGCCTCTCTCGATCTGGCAAAGACCTATGCCGGCTCCTACAAGACGCTGCGGGGCGCACAGATGGCGTTGCGGCGACGTGGCCACAAATCCCTCATCGGCCTGTTCGCAGGCCACCTGACGCCATGTGGGCCTGCTGAGGCCCGTATCGGTGACATTGGGATAATGCTGCTGGCCGATGGCGAGCATGTCGGCGTCTGCGTCGGCTCCAAGTTCATCACCAAGACATGGCGCGGCCGGTCGTTCCTCGATCTTGCTGATTGCAAAGCCGCGTTCCGCGTCGGCTAACTCCCGGATCCAAAATCCATGGTAATTTTTACGGCAATCGGCACCGCGGTTGCGGGAGCGCTATTTGCTGGCTCCGCCCTGGCGGCATCCATCATTGCCGGCGGGTTATCGTTCGGCGCGTCGCTGCTGCTCTCCTCGCTGACCCGGCCCAAGGCAGCGCGGAACGAGCCCTATTCTGCTGTGCAGGGCCAGATCCAGTACGGCGCGCAGGTTCCTGTCAGCGCTCTCTTCGGCGAAGGCAAGGTTCGGGGGCACCACGTCTATTATGCCAAGTACGGCTCCGGCAATAAGTACAATGCCGATGTGTTCATCCTGGCCAATGGGTGGTGCGACGGGCTCGATGGCAGGGTCTACTTCTATGGTGAGAAGCACGACCTGGTCGCCCGGCCCATTATCGGAAACGAGATTTCCCATTATGGCGTGAGCGGCTTCGACAACCTGATCTCGATCCGCTTCTATGACGGGCGGCCAGGGCAGGGCGTCGATACGAAACTGGTGGCCGATACCGCTGCGCTCGGCAATACGTGGAAGGCCACATCGGTTTGCGCCGGCATGACCTATGTCGTGGTCGAGCGGGAATACGATGCCGATAAATTCAACAAGGGTCGCCCCGATTTTGAGTTCGTGCTGCGCGGACTGCGCGAATATGACCCGCGTAAGGACAGCACCGTTGCCGGCGGCAGCGGGCCCCAGAGGATCGATGATCCCGCTACGTGGGTGCACACAAAAAACCCGGTCGTGCATCGCCTGAACTATCAGCTCGGCTTGCGGGGGCTGCTCTCGGGCCGGACGCTCGTTGGTGAAGGTAAGTCGCTCGGTCAGTTGGATCTGGGGACCTATTTTGCTGCGATGAATGTGGCGGACACGCCGCGCCTCGGCAAGCCGACCTATGAGGCGTCGATCTTCGTCAACGGCGAGGACGATCACACCGAAGTTCTCAAGGAACTGGACGACGCCATTGCTGGCTATGCCCTCAACAGGCGTGGCTTGTCCGGCGTCATCGCAGGCGCGCCGCAGATCCCCGTCGCCTCTATCACGGCCGATGATATTCCGGTCGGCCGGGCGCAGGAGGTCCAGCGGCGCAAGTCGGCGTTTGGTCTGTTCAACTACATATCGGGGCAATTCACCTCGCCGGAGAGCCTTTGGAACCCGGAAAGCCTCACGCCTGTCTTCGTCAATCTCGACGTGGCGGCCGATGGGCGTGTGCGGCAGACATCAAACGACTTCCTGCAGGTCACCGATCCCGACATTGCGCAATATCTGCTCAACATCCGGTATCGCCAGAACCGCAAGGGCGGCTCGGCCACGGTTCCGGTGTCGCGCAGGGTCGGCCTCAATGTTCAGGAGGGCGAGTGGGTCGAATTTGACGGTCTGGAATGGCTGGTCACGGGCTGGCGCTGCGATGCGCAATTCCGCTGTACGCTGACGCTGGCTGAAACGGGCGCAGACGTCTATTCGGAAGCCGGCATCGAACCGGGCCCGATCGTCGTTCCGCCCACGGCCCCGCTGAACCCGTCGCTGCTATCGACGGTGCAGAATTTCTCGGCCGCTGTCGGGTTTATCCAGAACAGTGACGGCGAGGAAGCGCCTGTGCTCGAGTTCACGTGGACCCCGCCAGAAGACCCGTCGATGACGGCGGTGCGGTTCTTCTATTTCGTTGGCGAAGATCCGACTGGGCAGACCGTCTATCAGGACCAGACCACCGATGTGGAGGCGGGGACCTACGCCACCACCAAGAATATCATCCCAGGGGTGCACTACACTGCCCGCGCCACGATCACGACCGTTCCCGACCGGCTCAAGACCTATACGCCTTGGGTGACCACTGAGATCATCACCGGCCCCTTTACGCTGGGCCTGGACGCCATTGCCGACGAGGTCGCTGAGAAGGTCGCCGAACTCGACGAATGGACGCGCTACAACACCCGCGAGACGATCGAGGAAAAGCGTAAGGCCATTCTGCTCAATGTTGCAGGGGCCGTGGGGGACTATAACGACCGCCAGCATATCCGGCAGGAAGCGGCATCCACTTTCGAGGCCAGCAAGGCTTCATGGTCGCTGGATATTCTCACGGCGACCGGCCCAAACTCGGCGTTGTCGCTGCGGATTGAGCAGTTGGACGCCGAGGTTTTCGACCCTGTAACTGGCCTGCCAGCCGTGGCCTCTGCGGTCGATCTGCTCTCGACCGAGGTGAATGATCCCGGCACGGGTCTGCAGGCTGTTGGCAATGCCATTCTGTCGCTGGTGTCGAGTGTGCCTGGTGCCTCGGCCGAGGGGCTGATGCGCATCTATACGTCTGCGGCTGCGGTTGGTGAGGAAGTGCGTATTGCCCTGTCGGCCGCGACTAGTGGAGCGGACGGACCAGCCAATGCAGCCCTCTATATCACGGCGGGCGGCGGCAATTCAGATATCCTGCTGGTAGCCAATCGCATTGCTGCAGTCACCGGGCCTGCCGGTGCAAAGTACGGAATTTTCGTCGTCGATGCCGGCGTGGTGTGGATGGACGAAGCCCGTATCCGGAACCTGACAGCGGCAAACATCCAGACCCGATCGCTTACTGCTGACAAGCTGGTTGCGGGAACGCTTACTTCAGCTGAGATCAACGTCCAGCAGCTCGTCGCATCGAATGCGTTCCTGACTTATCTTCGGGTCGGAAGCGCTCAAATCGATGACCTGTCAGTCGGCCGGATCAAGATCGCCAATGGGGCAGTGACGGATTTTGTAACTCACTCAGCGAGTGGTGCGGGCACAACTAACCAGTTGGTGTTTGATGGCCCAACATTCATCGCAACAGACGGTCCATGGATTGAAACCGCAACCGCGTCATCGTCAAGGACTACTGCCGGCTCCACGAACATAGACTTCGTTTTGGTCAACGTATCCACAGGAGCCTTACTTACCGTGGCTGAGGCCAATAACAGCATGAGCCACAGCGGTATCCGCATGGGGACGCCAGGGCAAACCTACCGGTATCGTATTACGGCGTCTACCACTTGGGACGATCAGTCAGGCAGTTGGACAATCAACCTGGCATTTGGCGCAACGCTCTGGCGCAAATAGGAGGCCCCAATGGCCAAGAAACAATCTGAACAGGCAGAACCCCAGCAGGTCAGCCCAATGGCGGCACTGCTCGCCCTGGGCGGACGGCATGAAGTGCTGGATGCCTACTACTCCAACCGCGTCAAGGTGCTGGAGAATGACAAGCTGATGCTTCAGGCCCGGGTGGCGGAGCTCGAGGCCGAGATCGACGCGATGAAGCCGCCACCGTCACCCGCCAATTAACTAGCCGCCACCGTCACCCGCCACAGCCGCCGCAAGGCGGTTTTTTATTGCCTGGAGATACCATGGCCATCGATATCGACCAAAGCCATTACAATACCGGCACGGCAACGGTCGCCGAAACCGACACGATCGTTACGTTCCAGGGCGCCGGAACTCTGGGAACGGAGTTCCGAAAGGGCGATCAGTTCGGTACGCACGTGGGCATGCCGACCCGCATTGCCGAGATTGGTCCGGCAATTGGGTTGTCTGCATCTCAGATTCTGCTGGCTTACCCATGGCTCGGCCCATCGCAGACAGAAGCGCCCTATGAAATCCAACGGGTGCCCTTTGACCTGGGCTACCAGCAGGCCATCAATGAGCTGTTGGAACTGCTCGGGGGCGGGATACTGCCTGGGCTTGCCGGGCTTGATGGCACGGGCGGCGACAAGGGCATTACCCTTACTGGCGCCGGAACAGCGGCGACCTTTGCCCAGATGGCATGGGCTCGCGCCATGCAGGGGCTGGTTGGTGCCGCTGACAAGTTTCCTTATCTTGATAGCGCCGATACCGCGGCACTTGCTGACCTGACAGAAACGGCGAGGACCTTGCTTGCGAATGCCGATGCTTCGGGGATGCAGGATACCTTGGGCTTCAGCACCTTCTTTAAATCGCTGGTCGATGACGCCACGGCCGGTGATGTGCTAACCTCTTTGGGATTCAGCACCTTCTTTAAATCGCTGGTCGATGACGCCACGGCCGGTGATGTGCTAACCTCTTTGGGATTCAGCGAGTTCGTCAAATCCCTGGTCGATGATGCCAATGGATCGGCTGTGCGAAGCTCGATCGGCGCCATAGCCATTGAAGACACAGGTCGTCGATTATTGCAGCGTTTTGGCCCTGCTGAGCTAGCTGGTGTCAGCGGCATCACTTTAACGCTTCCTCCTGAATACGCATTCTTTGAAATAAAGATTGCAGGTTTATATTCAGATGCAGGAGGAACCTATTCCGCGTATTTTGGGGATGATGCTCAAATATATTTCGGAGCGAACGAGTACCAAAATGAAGTTCTTCAAACGAGCAATTCTACTGTCATATCCGCTAGCTTTCTTGCCTCACGCCTAGACGTGGCGATAATGGCAAGTGCGTTAGGGGAATTTAACGCAGATTTTTCTATCTATCCCGGTGCGGTGGCAGGAGGAAGGCGCCCGTCACTTCGCCATGTTTCTTACCAAACACCAGATAGGGTCGACCACTTTTTAGGCACTCGTCATGGGTCTTTGCTACCGTCAATCGGGCGGGCTACTCGTTTCCAAATTTTGTTTGGTGGGACTTTAGGGTCTGTCGGCAATATTAGCTTTTGGGGAGTATTGTAAATGACAGAGTACCACTTGATTGACGGTGAGCGAGTAGCCCTTACACCTGCTGAAGCGGCGGCATTCAAGCGGCCACCAACTCCGCCGGCCATCGTAGAAGTCAAAGCGGAGTGCCGGCGCCGCATCTTGCTTGTCATGACCGAAGACAAGCAACGCAATACGCTGGCGGCAGGACAAACAGCAGTGATGCAATATGGCGCAGACCCGGCGAATTGGCCGGTTGATCTGCAACAGCAACAGGCTGAAGCAAGTGCTGCATGGGCGATCATCGTGCAACTGCGCGCAAGGTCTGATGCAATCGAGGCTATGAACCCGATCCCGCTCGATTTCAGAGACGATGCGTATTGGACTCAAGCGGCTTAGCTGGACGCCCTTTGGCAGTGCGGAGCAAGTTAAGGCCGGTAGTACTCCCTAACGAAAGTGGTTTATGGGATACTGGAAGGCACAAGCACGTAGGGTCGTTGGATGATAGAAGCTCTGAATAGTGCATTCGCACATGGCCAAGATTATGCGGGGCGCATCTTCCTTGCGGCCTCGGTCATTCTCATCGCTGAATTAATCCTGCCGATGTCGCGGTACAGTTGGGTGTCGCGCGTCAGGGGCGCGGTGTTCTGGATGGTCTATATCGTGATCACCGCAACGAGCATGACGCTGTTCTATCGGCTATGGGGACACTTGGGCGTCACCCCACTGTTTAGGATAGATCTTCGATTTTTGTCTGAGTGGTCAGGGCTTGCGATACTCGATCCCGTGGGCGGGGTTTTGGCTTCCCTGTTGGTGCTCCAGGTCAGTGAGTTCTTCTACTATTGGTTTCATCGACTCCAGCACTCAAGTCGTTTCTTCTGGCGTTTCCACGCGGAGCATCACTCCCTTGAGGAAATGAGCGCGTTCAATAGCAACCATCATTTCACCGAAGAGATATTCAGAATTCCCTTTGTGGCCATACCCATTTCTCTGCTGTTTAGCTTCGAGCAGGGTTATGTGCCGTGGCTGTGGGCCTTGCTGCTCGGCTGGCAGGGTATCTATGAACACAGCAGTACGAAGGTCCATTTCGGGTTTTTGCGCTACGTTGTTCCCGATAACCGCTTCCACCGTATTCACCATTCGGTTGAGAAGCGGCACCACAACAAGAACTTCGGTAGCGGATCAGCGCTGTGGGATATTGTTTTTGGGACCATTCATCACCCCGAGAAAGACGAGTGGCCGGACGTAGGCGTGTCTTACATGAGGGAGCCGAAAACCTTGTCAGAATTCATGTGGCGCCCTTTCAAGCGGAAGAAGTTGAAGACAAAAGCCATTGTGGAGGAGCCGGTAAAGCCGACACAAGCGGCTGGCTTGACGGCTACGTCTCGTGATTAGCAGCAGCTAAAACCACCGAAAACCTCGAGGCGGCTCGCTAAGCCGCCTTTTCTTTTGCGCTTCCGATAAATCCTGAAGACCTAACCCTCCGGCCAGTTGTTCCCTCTCTGAACCCTGACCACATCGAAATGATCGAGCGGCGCGGTAAACCTCTGGCCTGCAAGCTCAACCGTCACGATCTGCCGGCAGTCGATATCCAGTTCATCGGCCACCCGCGCGACCTTTAGCCAGACCTGTATCCGGTCGCCTTCGCGGACTTCCATCTTCTTCGGCATTCACAGCCCTCCCGCTCCAACAAGCAGCGTGACGGCTTCTAAGTTCCCAATCCATCATCAGGAGAATACCCCATGAGCAAGCTCTACTCGAGCTGGCAGCGCTTCCCCATGTCCGAATGGCGCTGGCCCAACTTCAGCCCCCAGGAAATCGCCAGCAAGGGCGAAGGGGAGCTTCTTATTGATGAAGCTAGCATGGACAAGCTCCAGGCGCTCAGGACCGCCTTGGGCAAGCCGCTGATCATCACGAGCGCCTATCGATCGGCCGCGCACAATGCCCGGGTGAAGGGCGCCAAGAATAGCCAGCATCGCCTGGGCAAGGCGTTCGACGTGATGATGACCAATCAGGATCCTGCAGCCTTCGAACGGGCCGCCCGAGCTGCTGGTTTCACCGGCTTTGGTCACTATCCGAAATCCGGCTTCATGCACATCGATACCGGCCCGGCCCGTCGGTGGAATGACGGTTCCAACTTCCCAACGGCGACGGAAAGCAAGATCGCTCCGACGCCGCAATTCCAGACCGAGCCGAAGCGCGAAACCATCACCGATATCGTGACCAAGCCCGAAGTTCTGGCCGGCGCCGGATCGGTGCTGACCGGGGCAGGGGCTGTCAGCCAGGGCAGCGGCCCGGTGCAGATCGCCCTCGCCATCGTGATGGTCGTTATCGTCTGCGCGTTCGCCGCATGGCTGGTGATGAAGGTGATCCGCCGGGCGAGGGAGGTTTAATCATGCAACTATCCCCAATCCTTCGCGGCTTTGAAGCTGGTCGGGTCGCCTTTTGGTGCCCCGGTTGCAGTGAGGCCCACCAGATCACGGTCAACGACGCTGTCAACGGGCAAGGCCCGAAATGGTCCTACAATGGCAACCCCGATGCCCCGACGTTCTCGCCGTCAGTGCTTGTGCGAGGCGTCCGCATCGATGGCGGCGACGAAGAACTCGACCGCATCCTTGACACCTACAAGCTGCCAGAAGACCGCGAGCGGATGCTTGCCGATAAGCGCATCAACACGGTCTGCCATTCCTTCGTGAATAGCGGGCAGATCCAGTTCCTCGGCGATTGCACCCACGCGCTCGCCGGGCAGACTGTCCCGCTCCCGCCTTTTCCGGCCAGCTCCGATGTTTAGCTTTTGGGGAAAGATCAAGGCGGGGCTGGCGATTGCCGGCGCCATCATTTTCGCCATCGGGGTCGCGTTTCTGCGCGGCCGAGCCGAGGGCAAGAAGATCATCGAAGCCGAGCAGGCGAAGCGCCGCGCAGAATCCATGAAGCAGCGAAAGGAGATTGGCGATGAAGTTGACCAGATGGGCGCTGCCGATGTTGACAGCAACTATTCTCGCTGGCTGCGGGACGACTAGCGGCAATTTCTGCGACGTGGCCTCGGCAATCCGGCCGTCCGTTCAGGACGACATGACCGATGGCACCAAGCGTCAGATCGTTTCGCACAACAACTATGGCGAGGCCGCTTGCGGCTGGCGCCGCTGATCGACGGAGCGGTTTGTGGCCACCACCAACGACATGTTGCTCAAGATGATGGAGCAATTGCGCGCCGATTTCTCCGAGGAGCGGGAAGCGTCCCGCCAAAGCCGAAGCAAGCTCCATGAACGTGTGGATGGCATCTCCGAGGACATCGGCGCCATTCGGGGAGATATTCGCATCCTTGGCGAGGTTGACGGGCAGGTGAGGGGGGAAATCAAGGCCCTGAAGAAAACAGTCACGGACAACCAAACCAGCGTGCAGCCGACCGTAGATGCCTGGCGTGATCTGCTCAAAAGCGGCCGGCGGATATCGTGGGCATTTTCGATTGCAGGGATCACCACGCTCGGCGGCTTCGTTGCGGCGGTGACGGGGTTGTTTGACTGGGTTGTCGGCGCCCTCAAAGCCAAGGGTTGGCTATGAGCCTGGCCGAGCTGACTGCGCTCATGTCCAAGGTTGGCCGCAAGCACCCCGACTTGATGCAAGACAGGAATGTCGCCCTGTTCATCCAAGCCTGCATCGATGAGGCCAAAACGCTGCCGCAGGAGCACGCCCCGACCGCGCCGGTAGATGTGATCGATATCTAGTCTGTTCCGTATTCGTTCACGGTGCTATCGATGTCCGCCGAAAGGTGGATCGAGAAATGCCAACGTTGGGCGAGCTTCGGGACTATGGCGCGCGATTGACCATTTACTGCCACACGATCAATCCCCGGCGCTGTGGCAATAGCTGGTCCCCGAGCATGGATCAGATGGTCCAGTATTTCGGCGTTGACTTCGACCCCGGCGAGCGTCGGCCGGAATTCCTTCGCCGCTTCGTCTGCGAGAAGTGCGGGCAGCGAGATATCGCCACGACCTGGCATCCGCCTGCCAATACGCCAGGCCTGCTGACTGGCCAGGGTAGCCACGATCACGGTCCACCCAATCCCGTGGAGGTGGCCAGGATCAGAGCCGAGTACGAGCAGGGCAAGGCAATAGCCGAAATGCATAAGGCGAACGCCGACAGGATGCGGCAAGAAGCCTTAGCGGCGGAGAAGGCCAGAAAGAAGCTGCAGCGTGACCTCGAAACCGGGCGACAGATTATCGGGCCGCCGAATCCTTGGGCTGGCCGGAAGAAGGGGCGTTGGCTTTAG